TGGGAAGCGCCAGACCACTGAGTGGTCTTGCCGTCGAACTCGACCTTGGCATCAAGCCCGATCATCTCGATGAAGGTTCCGAAGCGACCGTCCATGCAGAAGTGACTGCCAGCAGGCAAGCAAGAGATCGGCAGCTTGCGGGAGAGGAGGGAGATGGCTTGAGAGAGGCCGACGATTGAGGCGGCAACCTCGACGGCGGGGGTCTTGACAGAGGAGGCTTCGGCGTAGTCAGGATCGGTAGACTTGATCTCGTTTCCACAGGGATCAGTTGGCAGCCCACTGGGGTTGGTTGCTGCTACTGCTGAGATAGATTGCTCGCGGAGATTGCCGAGGGTCTTGAGTTCGCCTTCGGTTCGTGGGGGCGCTCCCCAGTTCCCTGACTCCAGCTTGACGAGCCTGCCCTCGGAGATGTCCGAGGCGAATCCCTTGCAGACCTTGAGAGGTCCTTTGCAGGCTTGGATGGTCTTGGCTTTCTTGCCCTTGCCCTCTTTCACTTCGAGGACGAACTTACCCCCGTCGGGGACGATGCGGAAGTGGTCGTGGCGATAGACCCCTTCCTTGTCCTTGATCCATTCAAGTTCGAGCGGTTCGAGGACCTTGACGTCATCGGGCTTGACCTCAACGAAGTCCTCTTCAATCAATCTCGGCATCTGCGTTGACCGGCAGCTTGTTAGGCTTGCGCCGGCATCCATTTGACGGAACCTGCCATCATCAGAGGCTAGAGGTAATCCTAGCCTGACCCCTTGATAGGGGTTTCGGCTTGGGACTATCGACTAGCAACGCAAGCGTAGTAGGTTTGAAAAGGAGTCTCAGGAGTTCCGAGACCGCACTGACCGCGATAGATGGCGAAGACTTGACCGACTCGATACCCCGCAAGGTTCTGACGAATCTCTCGCTTGAGTTGCGTAAGTGCCTTGCCTTGTGTTGAGTAGGAAGCGCTGAATTGAAGGGGGTTCCAGCAATCTTGCCCGCAAGCTGCTTTGGCCTCTTCGTAATCTTCCGTCAGGATGATCGAGAACCCTAAGAACTTTTGGGTTTCGTATTGAAGAGTCATCTGCATTGCCAGCGTCTTGTTAGGTTCGCTTGGCTTCCACTTGGTTGAGGTTTCGTAGCTAAATCTTATAATAAGGTATCCGGGGGAATCTGCAAGAGGGAATCCTGCAATTTTGCCCTTGATTTTCCTAAATCCTTGTGGGATAAGGGGTTAGGGAAAATCTTTCTTTTCGGATTTTCGGGGAATCTTATAATAGGATAGGATGAAGAAATGAAAGCACCCAAAAAATTCGAGAGGCATCCTTGGCGGGAATGGTTCGCCAGCTCTCCCGTTCGATTGCAGCGAGGTAAGGACTACTCCTGCCGAACGGACAGCATGGCTCAAGCCGCTCGATTCGCCGCTAAGCGCCTGGGAGTCAAGGTGCACATCGAGATTGCTGACAGCGGACGATCCCTCACCCTCACCACGGAGGCCGAATAATGCCCAAGCTAGAAATCCCTCCCGGCATCTACATCGGAGTGGACCCAGGAGCATCGGGAGGTCTTGCTGCGATTGCAGTTGATGGTCTTGATGTAGTGCCGATGCCTCTGACTGAGGCTGACATCTGGGCATGGTTCTGGTGGTGGCAAGATCATCAAGGGGAGAACATCTTCGCCGTCATCGAGCAGGTCAGCGGTTACATTGGAGAAGGACATCCGGGAAGCGCCATGTTCAAGTTCGGGATGTCCTACGGGGGCTTGCGGATGGCGCTGACCGCGGCTCAGATTCCCTTCGAGTCGGCGACCCCCCAGAACTGGCAGAAGTCTCTGGGCATCGGCAAAAAGGGGAAGACTGAAACTCGAACCTCTTTTAAGAACCGTCTCAAGGCGAAAGCGCAGCAGCTCTTTCCGAACCTCAAAGTAACCTTGGCTACTTCTGATGCCCTGTTGCTTGCTGAGTATTGTCGCAGGAAACGAACAGGAAGTCTCTGACAAGGAGGGTTTGCCATGTTGGTGTTGTCCCGTCACAAGGGGGAGTCAATCATCCTCGTCGTCCCGCCCTCGACCGAGGAGCAGAGGATTCAAGTGATGCTGACCGACATCTTGCCGAAGAAGGTCAAGCTTGGAGTGATCTGCGCCGACGAGGTCAAGATCAATCGAGAAGAGATTCAAGACAAGATTGATGGGGAGAATGAATGCCAAGGTTGATCGAGGATGATTCTCGACGAATGGCAGTTTTGCTGGAGGATGTCAATCTCCTCGACGCAGTGATGCGCTGCAAGCTGTTCGGATCAACTCTCTGTCGCCTCGACGTGAAGGGTAGAGAGGTAATCGAGGATTCCCCGGCCCTGATCTTCACTTGCTCCTTGATTCAGGCAGCGCTGATAATCGACCTCTCTCGAAACTACAGCAGAGAGACGGGAGGCAAGCTGATGAGATGCTACCTTGACAAGGGACGGGGGTGGCAGAGGATTCCGGGCAAGGCCGTGTTGACGATTCTCTTGGATGGTTCTACGGTTCTCAATCCTGAGGTCTTCGGTGATAAGCTGGAGGCCCCGGCCCTGCAAGCGGAGAGTGTGCTATGAATTGGAGTGACTATCAGGAATACCGGCGCAAGAGAAAGAAAGACTCTCGCGGAGAGGATGACGATACTGCTCAGAGGTTGGAGGACGGGTTCGACCTCTTGAATGAGGATGATCCCAAAGACCCACTAACTCCTTTAGTAACTGACCATGATACTCTCAGAGAGGATGAAGGACAATGACCCCTTGGCGCAAGCACATAGAGACTTGGACTGCTTGTACTCGATGCCCTCTCTGCAATCAGAGAGACAAGATTTGCCTCGGTAGAGGCAGCTTGCCCTGCGACGTGGCATTCATCGGGGAGGCGCCAGGGACTTCGGAGAACGATCTAGGCTATCCCTTTGCCGGACCCGCGGGGCATCTGTTGAATGAGTGGGTGGCCTTCGCCTTGGAGTGCAGCATCTCCGAGATCAAGGAAAGCCCGATCAAGACAGGCTACACCAACCTCGTCGCTTGCTTTCCCAGAGATGCCAAGCTGGAGGGGGATCATCAGCCGGAGCCGTCCGAGATCAAGGCTTGTCAGCCGAGGCTCAAGGAGTTCCTGGGGATGTGCCGACCTCGCCTTAAGCTGATCGTTTGCGTCGGAGCCTTGTCAATGAAATGGATTCAGAAGGCAAGGATAGAGTTGGGGGTAGGCGACGTGAAGGTCATCCACATCACTCATCCCTCGGCGGTCCTGCAAGCGAACATTGCTCAGAAGGACATGATGGCGCAGATGGCCAGAGTTACTCTAGCTACTGCAATTCAGGAGTTGAACGAATGACCTCTCTACTCAAGAACCTCAAGGCCAAGCCCCTCCCCAAAAAGCCTAGTGACCCTCTCTGGGCCGGGCCTGAAGACTCTGGTCCCAAGGGGGGAGTCACTCAGTCGATGCTCCAGCGCTTCCTCTGCTGCCGAGAGAGGTTCCGCATCAAGTACATCGAGGGTCTTGAACCGACACAAGGTTGGAGCAAGCCGATGGGATTCGGGAACATGTGGCACGTCTGCGAGGAAGCGGCGGCGGCAAAGAAGGATCACAAGGCCCCTCTCATCGCTTATATGCAGCAGCAGTTCTTGGAGTTCCCCTTCGAGAGGGAGACCATCGAACACTGGGCGACGATCTGCCTGGTGCAGTTTCCTTGCTATCAGAGGTACTGGGCCAAGCATCCTGACCAAGACGAGCGCCAACCTCTGCTCCAAGAGGCAGAGTTTCACGTTCCGATCAAGCTGCCGTCGGGTCGAACGGTTTACCTGAGAGGCAAGTGGGACTCGGTAGACCTGATTCCCAAGGGGGAGAATACTGGTATCTGGTTGATGGAGAACAAGACCAAGAGCAAAATTGATGAATCGATGCTGAGGAGGAGTCTGCGCTTCGATCTTCAGACTATGACATATCTAACAACCTTGAGACTGTTTGATGAGATCAAGGTTGGCAAGAGGGATGAGAAGCGACTTGGAAAATATGCCGACCAGATTCAGGGAGTTCGCTACAATGTCATTCGTCGAGATATGCCCATCCGTCAGCACAAGCCGAGCAAGAGCAAGCCGAAGGGAGAATCGGTTGATGAGTACTTTGCTCGCTTCCAGCAGGACTACCTCGACGCCGAGCCTGAGAATTGGTTCAAGCGATGGAACAGCAAAGTTACTTCAAGGGACATTGAGCGCTTCCAGGTCGAGTTTCTCTTTCCCATCTTGGAGCAACTCTGTGATTGGTACGATTGGATGCGCAACGTCTTCGGAACGACGATTGATCCCTACAAAAATCCCGTCCACTGGCGAGCGCCCTTCGGAGTCTACAACGGCCTCATAGAATCCGGGGCTACCGAGTATGACTCTTACATCGAGAGCGGCAACTCGACCGGGCTGGTCTATCGTGGTCGGCTCTTCCCCGAATTGAATCACGAGAAGAAAGGTTAAGATAGAGATATGCCAATCCCCACTTGCCTTACTCCAGAATGCAAAGAGCGAGCTACTCACAAGGGTCTCTGCATGAAGTGCTACTCGGATGCCAAAAAGTTGGTGGAGGCCAAGACTACTACTTGGCTTGAGCTGGAGATGCTAGGACTAGCTACCGTAGACGAGACCAAATTTACCAAGGCTTTCAAGAGACTTCAGAGTCTTGAAAGACGAAAGGAAATTTCCTGATGCCATCCATCGAAAAGCAATCTCCGCCGAGAGCCGCAGTCAAGGCAGCGCCGGGGTCAATCCTCGCCGAGGCAATAGCAATCCAAGACCTCGTCACCGACTACATCAAGATTGCGATCTACGGAGTCAATCGGGTCGGGAAGACTTACATCGCCGTGAAGTTCCCCAAACCTCTCTTGCTCATCTCATTCGAGCCTGGTCAGAGCGGGGGAGCCAAGACTGCCAAGGCGGAGCAGGGGGTGTCGTTCATTCACATCGTCAACAAGGGGGAGAAGGACCATCGAGGAATCGTGCAGAAGGAGTGGGCAAGTGCCAAGGCAGTGAGGCTGGCCAACGAGCTGCGAGATTCCTGCCCCTTCAAAACCATCGTCCTCGACACTGTGACCAGCTTTCAAGACCTCATCCTGCAAGAGATTCTCGACCTGCCTCAGGTGGTAGATCAGCTCAACTGGGGCATGGTAACCGAGGATCAATACCGCCAGCGCTCTGAGAGGACCAGAGAGGTCTTGCGCCCCTTCATCAACGTCCCGGCCCACACGGTCTTCCTCGCCCAGATGAAGGATCACAATCAAATCAAGGGTGATCGATCAACGAGCAAGATGCTCAGGGGTCAGCATTCGGAGTCGTTCTTCTCGGTGGACTTGGGGGGCGCCACCGCGAAGTGGTTGCAGGACAGTTGCGACTACATCACACATCTCTTCCAAGAGAAGGAGTTCAAGACGATTCCCGGCAAGCCCGTCAAAGTGGGAGACAAGACAAGGCCGGGTACTCCAACCGAGGTCGAGACCGGCAGGATGATTCGCAGGCTCAGGACGATGTTTCATCCGAACTTCATGGCGGGATGTCGCTCTGAGGTTCCCCTCAACGTGCCGGAGTTCATCGAGGTCCCCCAAGAGCAAGAGGGGAAGAAGACCGACATCTTCGAGCGAATTGAAAGACTCGTCATAGGGGTCAAGCAGCAGAAGGCAGCAAGTGAAAGTTAACGTGTATGGAATGGCTCTCGCCATTCTCAGGGAGGCGATCACTATGGGGCCTCCGTCAAATCCCGTAGAACCAAGAGGAGTCAGTACCATGCCGGGAGTCAAAAAGAACACGCCGCTGGCCAAGAAGCTGGGTGCGAAAGTCACCGCAGCTCACAAGGCCAACAAGGACAAACCACCAGAGGCTGGCAATGCTCGCTTGCCTGCCGGAATAGAGGGAGGGGTTGCCAAGCTGACGATGATCAAGATCGACGAGTACAAGACCGGAGACTTGAAGGGGCAACCCTACTTCATGGCGCAGGGCATCGTTCGGTCTCCGATCACTCAAGACGGGATTCCCTGCCGAGGTCTGCACACGAAGGTCGGGCCGATTCCTCTCTGTGACACTCCGAGCAAGACCAAGAAGACCTTCGCCGAACATTACGCCGACATGCTCAATCATCTCAAGCTCTTGGGGGTTGACACCGCTGCCACCGACGGGGACATGACGCCGGAGGACATCGACGAGTTCTTGGCAGCTGCCATGCTCGAACTGGTCAACCAGGAGAACCCGACCTTCTTCACCTTCCGCACTTGGAAGGGCAAGAAGAGCGAGATCGTCCAGCGCCAGGGGAAATGGTACGTCGTTCAGGGAACCTCGACCAGGAGTGGTCCTTACGCCACTCAGGAGGAACTCAAGAAGAAGAACCCCTATGCCGGCAGCGAGCCGATGGTCACCGAGGAGTGGAACGGGCGCTGCGATCCCCCGGCAGAGGAGGGCGACGTTCCGATGGAGGACTCCACGGGGGGTGAGGCTCCGGCAGACGAAGCGCCGGCAACCGAAGTTGCCGGGGATGAGGCTCCGCCGGACGAGACTCCCGATGTTGCCGCTGCTGCCGACGAGGGCGAGGACTGGGAGGCAATCGTGACGGCGGCAGACAAGGACCCCGGAGGCAAGACCGCAGAGGGCAAGGCAGCTTGCAAGAAGCTGATCGATGCCGGTCTTGCGGCAGGGTTGGAGAAGGCCGCCATCACCGGAGCTGACAGTTGGGCGGCAGTGCTGGCGATGATTCAGGAAGTCACGGTTCCGGCGGCGGATCAGGAGGAAGCGCCAAGCGAAGAGGCTCCAGCAGAGGAGGCTCCTGCCGATGACGCTCCGACTGCTCCGGTCAAGGGTTCGGTGGTCAAGTGGTGCTGGAAGACCAAGGAAGGCAAGCCGATGACCGACCCCAAGACCAAGAAGCCTCTCAAGCCGAGTGACCACGAGATTCTGACCGTCAACGTCAAGAACGAGACGGTGACTCTCAAGAACCTGACCTCGGAGAAGCTCGTGGTCAAGGACGGCAAGGCTCATCCGATTCCGTGGGGCCAGTTGGAGTAGTCTCCCTCGGCGCGACCTCGACGAGAGGAAGGATGCCTTTCGTCGGGGTTTTCTATTGGAGCGACTAGGTGAGCAAGTTTAGAAAGAAACTCCAACAGCACAAGCCCGTCATCTGGACCCCCCGACAGGAGGTCTTGATCGATCCTCCGATTCCGGTTCCTCTCTCTGGTACTGCGCCAAGGGTGGTGATGGGTCAGGCTTGGTGGGACAAGGTCAGGTTGGCAGCCAAGATTGCCACTAACTTTCATTGCATTGCTTGCAAGATCAAACCGAATCGCTTGGAGGGGCACGAGAGATATGAGATTGACTGGCTGCTAGGCCGGGCCACCTACCTCGAAACCGTCCCCCTCTGCAAGTCCTGTCACCTCTTCATCCATCAAGGATTCATGAAGTCTCAAGTAGACTCAGGGAAGATGACCGAGGAACAGAGGGTGGGAGTTCTCAATCGAGGATTGCAGATACTTCGAGAGGCAGGAATCAAGAGGCCAGATGATTCGATTCATCGCTCCTCGGTGGAGTGGCAAGATTGGCGCTTGGTGGTCGAGGGGCGAGAGTTTCCCCCCCTCTATGATTCGTTGGAAGATTTTCGCAAGGCGATGAGGAATCAGGGATGATAGCGGTCGATACAGAAGCGACGGGCCTCGACTTCCATCACGGCGCCAGGCCCTTCTTCGTCACCGTCGCTCACGAAGACCTCTCCAACACCTTCTGGGAGTGGGATGTCGATCCCCTCACTCGCAAGCCGATCATCATCGCCTCTGACCTCAAAGAGATTCGAGAGGCGCTGCGAGAGGAGTCAGTCCTTCAGAATCGCAAGTTCGACTTTCATGCCCTTGCTTCAATCTCGATTGACCTTCCCTGGAATCCGGGTCACTGCACCTTGAGAGCCGGGCATCTCTTGGCATCCTCTCAGCCCCACGACCTGACTTCGATGTGCAGCATCTACCTCGGCCACAACATCAAGCCTTTGGAGGACAATCTGGAGAAGGCTGTCAGAAGCGCTCGCAAGATTGCTAAGGCCAAGTTTCCCAAGTGGAGGATAGCGAAGGCTGATGATCCTACGATGCCCTCGCTCAAGGGGACTGACAAAAAGAAGAAGGCCAAGGGAGTGGAGGAGGGGTCGGTCTGGCGGGCCGACATGTGGCTGCCCAGAGCGGTTGCCAAGGCTCTCAACTATCCTGAGTCTCATCCCTGGTGGACCGTCCTCTCCGACTATTCCAACGGGGACTCTACTGCAACCCTAGCTCTCTGGCAGGTGATGAAGCAGAAGATCAAAGAGAAGGATTTGTGGGAGGTCTACCTGGAGTGCATCAAGGCGCTGCCTGCGATTTGCCGGATGGAGAGAGCCGGGGTGACTGCCATCAAACCTCGCACCGAGATTCTCAAGGTGGAGTTCGGCAAGACCTCGCAGGATTGTCACCAGCGCTGCGTCGATTTGAGCGGTGGGACGATTGAGAGTCTTCCCGTCAATGGCAGGTCCAAAGCTCTCGACGAGGTGGTCTTTGGAAAGTTTGGCTTGACTCACCCTAAGCGCACCGATACCGGCGGTCAGGCGATGGACAAGGAAGTCCTCGATGACTGGACTCATCAGCTGGAGCAAGGCAGTCCGGCGCAGGAGTTCATTCTCAATCTGCAATACTATCGCAAGCGTCAGACTGCTCTAGGTTACATCCACAGCTATGAGAAGTTCTGGTTGCCAGAGGATGATCCTGACTATCGCAAGCTCTATCCTAACTACAACCCTACAGGAACGGTGACTCTGCGCGGCTCGATGTCTAATCCAAACGGTCAACAGATATCGAAACAAAACTTAGCTGAGTTAGGGGACCTCAAGAAGAAGGGCAAGAACCTGCGCTGGATGTTCGGGCCGGGACCGGGGAGAGAGTGGGTCTCGATGGACGGGGAGAACTTGGAGCTTCGCATTCCGGCATTCGAGGCAAAGGAGAAGGACTTAATAGCAGTTTTTGAAAATCCCGACCTTGCCCCCTACTATGGTAGCTATCACCTTGCTATTGCTGATGTTCTCTGGCCCAAAGAGTTTGCCAAGTGGGGGAAGGGGTTCAAGGCGGAGTATGAGTCTACGCTATATCAGTGGGTCAAGAATGGAAACTTCGCGGTACTATATGGTTGTCAGCGAGACAAGGCTGATGCGACCTACCGGCAACAAGGGGCCTATGAGAAAATCCAAAGACGATTCCCTCGGATTGCCTCGTTATCGGATAAAATGAAGGCTTACGCGGATCGCATGGGCTATGTCGAAACTATCCCCGATAAGAGCCTAGGCTGTGCTAGAGGATATCCCTTGCTCTGCCAGCGAACCTCGTGGGGCAAGATCATGCCGACGACCCCGCTGAACTACCATGTTCAGGGGACGGCCTGCTGGTGGATGCAGAGCGCCATGATTCGCTGCGATGCTCAGCTGGAAGAGTGGCGACAAGATGGATTTGATGCCTCGATAGTTTTGCAAGTTCACGATGAGCTGGTCTTCGATCTCCCCAAGGGCAGGGGAGCAGAGCCTCACAAGACCAACTTGCCGATGGTCAGAAAGCTGAGACACTTGATGGAGTTGGGCGGCAGGGACATTTCGGTGCCGACGCCGGTCAGTGCTGAATATCATACTACAAGTTGGGCTGAAGGGATGGCGATCTGATGCCGAAGTTAAGCGAGCCTTGGCAAGAGAAGATCGAGACGGAGAGGTATGCTCTCTACTTGGGAGATTGTCTCGACATCCTGCCGACGCTAGAGAGTATCCATTTAGTAATTACCTCTCCACCATACGATAACCTGCGGACATACAATGGGTACTTATGGGATTTTGAAAAGGTAGCACCCCAGATATTTTGCAGTCTAGTAGAGGGAGGCGTAGTTGTTTGGGTTGTTGGGGACTCGACAGTTAATGGTAGTGAGACCGGGACAAGTATGCGCCAAGTCTTGCGATTTATGGAGCTAGGAATGCGGCTCCACGATACGATGATCTATGAGAAGGCGAGTGTAAATTTTCCTGAGACAACTCGCTACTATCAGATATTTGAATTTATGTATGTTTTGAGCAAGGGATCGCCGCGAGCTATTAATCTTCTTCATGATCGCCCGAATCTTTGGGCAGGTCAGAAGGTACATTCAACAGTAAGGAATGCTGACGGATCACTAACACCGAAGGTTTGTATAGGCAATCTAACTGACGAGTTTGGCATTCGCTATAACATCTGGAGGATACCTCACAATCTTCCAGGCCGACATCTTCACCCGGCAACTTTTCCAGAAGCGCTAGCATTTGACCATGCTCGAAGCTGGTCAAACAATGAAGATACCCTTCTCGATCCTTTCATGGGCAGTGGTACTACAGGGGTAGCTGCTATCAAGCTAGGTAGGAAATTTATCGGTATCGAGATTGATCCGACTTACTTTGCTATCGCTGCTAAGAGAATTGCAGAGGCTAGACTAGAGACTCCTGCCGAGAGAGCGCTGGCATCTCTACCAAGAGACGGGACTGCTGGAGACCTGAAACGACTCATTGCAAAACGAAGGAGCAAAAGATAATGCCTCGATTGATTGACGAAGAACCACAAGTCAAGACTGATGCCGAGGGGCCTGACAAGATTGTCAAGCCCTTCATCTTCCACGGCCTTGACCTCTCCATCGAGGGAGAGCAAGCGGTCGGAGAGTGCCCCTTCTGCGGCAAGCATCGCAAGTTCTCGGTCAACTTGACCTCTGGCCTCTGGCGCTGCTGGGTATGCGGAGCCGGGACCGAGAAGGGAGGGGGGAATGTCTACACCTTCCTGCAAACCCTCTTGGCAGTTTCGGCAGCTGACACTCCTGACTCTGCCTACCGAGAGCTTGCTGCTGACCGGGGCATCCTCGACACGGAGACCTTGAGGCAGTGGGGGGCCTGCGTCTCGACTCTTTCGGGGGAGTGGATTCTTCCCGGCTACAATCCTCAAGGCAAATTGTGCCAGCTCTACAAGTGGGCCAGCCTCCCCTCCGGCAAGCGCAGCCTCTTGGCATCGCCGGGGTTGCATCACGGACTGTTCGGAAAAGTAGAGGGGGCGGTTCTCAACTGGAACCTCAAGGACACCGTCTACATTGCCGAAGGCCCTTGGGACGGCATGGCGCTCTGGGAGGTGATGAGGCAGGCCAAAGAAGTGGGAGAGGGGGAGGTGCAGCGGCTGGGGGCCACCGGGAGCGAGGCTGCCAGCTTGCTCAAGAATGCTTCGGTCTTGGCGGTTCCGGGCTGCAACGTCTTTCGAGATGAGTGGGCCGGGTTGTTCAAAGAAAAGAGTGCGGTCTTGATGTTCGATTCGGATCATCCCCGTGAGGTCAACGGCAAGACCTTCAGAGCGGGGTATGACGGAATGAAGAGAGTGGTCAAGAGGCTGGGGCAGGGAACTGAACCTGCCAAGGCTTTGCAGTATCTCCGTTGGGGTGAGGATGGATATGACCCAGTGCTGCCAGATGGAACAGACCTTAGGGACATCTTATGCAAGGGGCAGAACCTTCTCCCAGGCAGGTTGCGTCTCTTAGGTGATCTCCTCAATCTCATCCAACCCGTCCCCGACGATTGGCTGCCGGGCAGGGGCGAGGCGGCGGTGGCGTCCGGGGGAACCGAGAT